TCGATACGTTGCTTTTCACCCTCACTGAAAGAAGCATAACTAAATTCATCACGGTGTCTGGATTTAATTGTCTCTTTGAATGATTCATCAAGATTAAAGTTAACAAAGAAATCTAAAGTTGCAAGATATTTGTTTACTAGCTTGTTGATTACTGGCAAGTATTGTTTAACAATTTTTGTTTTGATGCCAGTATCTTTCAGCAAGATAGAAGCAACTTCATACTCTGCCTTTTCTTCAATCAGTTTCTTCTTCTGAGAATTTAGCTCAGTCAACTTATCTTCCGACTCCTTCAGTTTGGAATTTTCCAAATCAAGATTCGTTTTATTGTCTTTCAGAGTCTGTATCTCTTTTCGAATCTTACCAATATACTTGTTTGTTTCAGTAATGGTAGTATTCTTTTGTGCAATTTGGATATTCAGTTGCTGAATCTGTTTCTGAAATTCCGAAATAGCATTTAGTTTGTCTTGTTCTTGCAGTAATTTGGTCTCCAATTGGCTGAGACCATGTTCGCATTCTTTAACCTTGTTGGCGATACTGGAAAGCTCCGTCTCTTTAAACTCCATGGCAATGGTCTGCCTGCACGTTGGACAACTATCATTTCCCTCAAAGAAATGTATATCTCGTCGAAATTTGGATAAGTTTGTTTCAATTTGCGATTCAAGTTTATTAAGTTTCTTGACCTTATTCTCAACTTCAGATTTACCAGAGATTTGTTCGGTGAGCACCGAAACATTCGATGTAAGTCTGTTAACATCGCCATGTAAGGTTTGTATAACACCCTCACTACTCGCAATCTCATCTTCATATTCTTTTACCTTGTTCTCGTTGTTCTGCTTCAGCTTTTCTATTTGAGTTTTTTGATTCTCATAGTTCTGTTCAGCCAATTCAATTGCAAATTTATTTTCGGTAATTTCATCTTTGTTTAACGATACTTTTTCTTTCAACAATGAATTCATCGTAGAAAAGATTTGTATATCCAATAACTCCTCAATGATGGCTCTCCTGTCAGCGGCAGACAATTGCATGAAAGGAGTGAAAGATGCAGAACCAAGTATAACAATCTGCGTGAAAGACTTGTAGTTTAGTTTGAGAATTTGCTTCTCAAGTATTTCTTGGTAATCTCTTGATGCCGCTTCTTGATTTAGAATTTCACCGTTCAAGTAGATTTCAAAAATGCCTGGCTTTATACCACGAACAATGCGATACTCTTTCTTTCCGATAGTAAAGCAACATTCAACAATACAATCCTTTTGATTGATTGAGTTAATGAGTTGTGGTTTATTAATGTTCCGAAAAGCTTTACCAAATAATACAAAGCACAATGCATCCAACATAGTGGATTTGCCTGCACCATTCGTACCAACAACTAAGGTATTTGGTGCTTCATCAAATTTGATTTCGGTGAAGTAATTGCCTGTTGATAAGAAGTTTTTAAATTTTAAACTCTTGAAAAAAATCATTATCTAAATTTAGGTCCAGTGACCCACGATACTAGAGACTTTCGAGTACCTTCTGTTACAGGAGTTACTCTATGCATGAAAAAGGATGGAAAAAGTAACATATCTCCCCTTTTCAAATTATGTTTGATGGGTTCTCGACCAACTAAAAATTCAAAATCACCACCAACATAATCATCATTTAGTAGAAGCGAAAAGGATAATTTTCTAGTCATGTAATCATATTCATTTTGTGGAATCATGTCATGAAAAAAATCAATATGGAAATCATATCGACCATCTTCTTCTGCTCTATATTCTGAATATTGAATCGAATCATATCCATTCAAATCAAAATTGTAATATTCCTCATTAACTGTTTCAATTACTCTGTTTATCTTTTCAAACAACCATTTTGTTTCTTGACTGTAATTGAAAAAATGAACTTTACTTTTTCTAGCTTCATCAGTTTTACCCTTTAAATCAACTTTGCCGCCAGTCAAATCTTTGTCTGATAAAAATTTTTCCACAATTTGAATCTCAGCTTCATTCAAAATTCTATCAACTTTTACCGCATGGGTGAATAAAAATTCTCTAGATAAGGAAAAATTTATTAATTTATTATAGGGCATTATTCAATACTTTCCATGTTGATAGCTTCGACATACAACTCACGCATAATCTTTTTGAGTTTATCAGATTCAATGTTTACTGTCAACCCATCAATATACTTATTCAAGATTGTTATAGTATCTTCTGCCTGGTCTACCACTTCATCATCGCCATTAAGAATCGAATCCGAGAAATCTTCAACGACAACAACATCGGCAGCGCCAGATTTAATCAAGTTATCTAGCACGTAGTCAAACATATAGGAATTGTTCTTGTTCACTGTCACAATTTTTACATATGTGTCTTTGTGTTGAGAATAGTTATAGTTCTTCCAAAAATCAAAGTCTTGCACAGTATCATCATACTGTATTTTGTAGAACATTTTATGTGGATTGGGAACGAATGTCACCTCTCTGGTTTCGGTGTCAAACACATGAAAGCCTCTCTGGTCATCGTAGTCCGCCCACGTTATTTCATACTGGTTACCCAAGTATGTGATAGTTCCGTTTGTAGATTTGTGGTGAAAGTGTCCCGAAAGAACCATGTCAAATCTATCAAACAACTTACTATCAAGACCCTCATGACAAATGTTGCCTCTGTCCATTTCAAAGCCGGCGATTTCAAAGTGTCCAAAAACAACTTCTGATGTAGCAGTTTTCAGAAACTCAATTGATTGTTCATAGTTGCCATTATTAATCCAAGGCATCAAAAGAATAGGCAAACCACCATATTCTTTCAATACAGGTTCAGTGAACACATTGATGTTGTCGTAGTGGTCGAACAACTCGTTCATCGCATTGATTTCATTTGTGTTCTTGTATGTCACATCATGGTTACCAACCAAAACGTCCATGGTGATATTTTCTTTTTGTAGAACATCAAAGAATCTCTTGCGCCACTGATTAAGAATCACATAGTTAATAAATTTTCTGCGGTCAACTACATCACCCAAATGTATCACATGAGTGATGTTATTCTCCTTCAAGTAAGGAAAGAATGTACCTTCCCAGAACTTGAAAAAGAACTCGTTGAACAACAGACTGTCTCCTCGCGCTCCCGCATGAGTATCATTTATCAATGCAATTTTCATAGTGTAGGTTTACTTGCAACTCTTTTACGCAATTCAGTTGTGGAAAAACTGTGCTTTCTTTCGTTGTAGTATATCTTAATTCCTCGTTGTTCGCAAATTTCTTTACCAGTATATTGTTTGTCTCGGTATTCTTCACCAATAATCCGAATGGAAATAGGTAAGAACATCAACAAATCCTCAAGGTCTTTTTCTGTTTGATAGACAATGATTTCATCCACAAACTTGACTGCCTTCAACTGTACATATCTTTCAACAATAGACTGAACAGGTTTATTTTTTGTCTCTCTGTCTATCGATGGGTCGATTTGTAATCCTACAATCAAGTAGTCACATATTTGTTTGGCTTCGGCTAACATTAATATGTGACCAGCATGTAGCAAGTCAAAAGTAGAACAGGTAAATCCTACAGGCTTACCATTCATCTCATCAGGTAAAACTAGCATAGTATACTCCAAAAATTATAAGTTGTCAGGCAATTCTTCAATTATTTCAGGCAAAACTTCCAACACAACATCTTCTTCAATGAATTTGTCGAGTCCTTTAGCCTTGGTTTTTTTCTTTGCTTTTTTCTTTTCTTCAAATGTCTGAATGAATTCGGAAATGTTATCGTACAAAACAAACTGTTTTACATTGCCTTCAGAATCTTCAAAGAGTTCTGCTTCATCCAATATGCCAAATTGTTCAGTTGCCTTATACTTGACATAAAGTTGTTTCTTTTCTTTTTGTATTCTTCTTAAAAATGCGAAGTATATAATCTGTGTGAAATAAGCAAATGGATTGGTCGACTTTGTTGGGTCAAAGTTCCTAAAATACATGATACAGTTTTCAATGCCATCACATATCATTTCTTCCCTAAAGGAATATGAAATGAAGTTTGGCTTTCTAGACAGGTGTTCTGCAATTTTTAGAAAACATTCTCCAATATAGTTAGGTACAATTGGTTCTTCTCTGTTTTCTTTTTTTGCGATATCACAAGCTTGCTTATAATCGATAAGTGCTTGTAAGAAATCGGGATTGTTGACGTAATGTTTTGTTTTAGACATATGTGGGTTTTACTTTGTAACTCCATGGATTAATTGCTAACGATACTCTTTGCCCTTCAAATTTTTCTACGCAATGATGTATGCCAGGAGAAAAACATAAAAGACTATTTTGTTTTGGTTTGATTGAGACATGCTCAGTAATGAAGTTACCACCTGAAATCAAATCTACTTTAGGGTAGTAAACGATACTACAAATAGGAAAGTTACCTTCTGAGTTTGATTCATCGGTATCATAGTGCCAGCCCTTATCAACATTGTAGTTCACCCAATATTCAAAACCAACCATACTGGATAAATCAAAAAACTTTGAAACACTCAATAACAAACTACCTACTGCCGAATCAGAAAGTCTTTCGGCATCATTCAAAGTAAAATCTTTCCAGTTGAATGGTACCGTAAACTGACAATATCCTTGAATTTCTTTTTCTTGTTGTTCGCTGAGAACATCTTCTACTATAACTAACATTTATTTACCTAAAAAAAGACTTGACAACTTTTGGACTGTCACATACAATCTCGGTGTTGCCTTTCATCAATGTATTAATTTCTTCTTGGTACCTGGTTCCTTTGATTGAATCATTTCTTTGATTTCTTCATTCATATCATCCAAGATAACTTCATCTAGTTCTTCATCGGTTGCTTCTTCAAGCAATGCTTCATCAATGATTCTCTCACTTTGTTCCATTACTTCATTTGCCTCAGTTACGGCATTATTGTAATATTCAATCAGTGATTCTTTTGGTTCAACGAAGGTCAATACTTCATGTTTGTATATCTCAACCACATTTTGTTGAATCAATTCTATAGGCAACCATGGACTCATCATGACCATTGATTTTGAAACACTTATTCGTTTAAAGAATAAAGACATTGGATTTTCCAAAATCAACATATGATTTGGCATTTCAATGAAGCTAGCCATAATATCTTCACCGTCTTTAAGTCTTATAATTTTAGTTTGTTTGACCATTCTTTAACTCTATATTGTAAAATTTATATGAGAACTTCTCATCATCATACATTTTAATTCTTTCTATAAAATGTTGCAAGGTAAAATTGGTATGTTTGCCTATTCTAAAATCATCTGAAATATCAAATAGCGTAGCTTCTTCTTTGTTATCACCTTTACGCAGACTTCTACCAATAGATTGTAAGTTTCTAATTCTCGATTTAGATGGACTTGCAAAGATTACATTATGTAGATTGCGAATGTTAATACCTGTTGAGAATGTACCATAAGATGCAACAATGATTGCATCATTTTCTTTTTCGGTGATTGCTCTAACTTGTTCTCTTACTTCAACTTCAGTATTGCCGTAAACCAAAAATACTTTTCTGTTCTTGGCTTCAGCTTCTATTATTGAAAACAATTTCTTCCCGTGTTTTTCGACCAACTGAAAAAGTATCAGAGAGTTGCCTTTCAGTGAAAGTGCTAGATTCTTAATGAAAGTGTTTCTCTGTTCATTCTGAACAATGTAACCTATTTCTTTCTGATAGTCCCAGCCTCTGCTTTCTTTACATACTTCTTCTGGATATTTAAGTATCAAGCATTTAATTTTAAAGTCGGCAATCTGTTTGTTATCCATCAACTCTTTAGTCGTTGTCACTTTTAAAACTGGACCAAATAATCCCTCAAGTACAAGCTTGTGAGTCTTTGTACCATCTAATGTTCCAGTACAACCAATTCTATAAAGTGTATTCTTTAAGCCACTCATAATTGTGGCTAAAGATTTAGCTTTGAAGTTATGTGCTTCATCACCTAGAACAAAATCAAATTGTTCAAAGTATTCAGGTGGGTTGTTGTAAATTGACTGCCATGTTGTGATTGTCAAAAACTTACCTGTCACCTTCTCCTTGCCTGCATACTGACGATGACAGTATTCTTCAACATCATAGCCGTAAGATTTGAAGTCAGAATACATCTGTTCAACAAGAGAAGTTGTAGGTACAATTAACAAACCTTTATTGCATTTTGTTTGAATGTATCGTAGAATGAGATATTGGATGAGAGATTTACCAGATGCGGTGGGCGATAGAAGTAGCACTCTGCGATTCCTAATAGCATGAACAAACGCCGTTATCTGGTATTCTCTCTGTTCCAATGTATCAGGAAGATTGAGTGTTTCAACAAAGTCCAATGCTTCTTTAACGGAAAAGTTATCCTTTAAGTTGACACTGCTATCAAAATAAATTGAATAATTTCTTTCAGCACAAAACTTTTCAATGTACGGTATCAGACCGTAGTACATTAAATTGCTTCTCAAGTCGAGAAGTCTAATCTTGCCATCCCATAATCTATTTTTGTACGCTGGAGTAAACTGGTACCCCGGTACAAAAAACGTAAAATAATCTGAAAGTTCTTGTGCTAAACTTCGCTCACATTGCACATGAATGTAGGCTTCATTCTTTTTTGAAATTACTAAGTCCATCTTCTATTTCTTCCCACGTACTATCACCCATCAATCTCACCGTCATAACATATGTATAGTGTTGTGGGAATGCACTCCAATTATTTGGTGCATTTAGTGATAGTACATTTTCGTTTTTTATACTGTTGAAATAGACATAGTAATGATTGCCATGAACAACTCGAAAACCGTAAGTGCATTTGTGCATGATTTCACTTACTTGCATACGATTGGCTAGAGCTTCAGCCTGTCTTTTCAGTACATTCACCTGCTCCATTATTCTGTCATATTCTTGCTTTGCATTTAGTTTGCTGGCATTTAGTAGAATATCTTTTTCTTTTTCAATAGCAATCGGTGCAAAAGCAGGACTTCCTAACTCCATAGGATAAGGAAGGCTGCTTCTTCTCATTGGGTCATGTTCATCTAATTCCATTATACGCCCTGTATGAATCTTTCCCATTCAATGAATGATTTCAATTGAAATGTTCTGCTGTGTAATTCTTTTAGAATAGCTTCACATGCAGAAACCATTTCTTCATTCAATATTTTTGATGCAAGATGTTTGTTCAATTCTTCATCTGCTTCCATATAAGTGGTTATATCCGACTTGAGCAGAAAAGGAAACGGGTCAAGTCCGTACTTCTTAAGGTCATCGGCATTCATTTTACCAGTATAATATTCCCAGCGAATCTTTTTAGCTCGGTTATATTTGAACTCAGAGTCTTTGACCAGCAACTTGTGCCGAGAAAGTATATTCAAATATTTGCTGTGTAGCTTGGGTATATCAAGCAATGCTTTGCCTGGTTCTGTTCTATCGATTTGGGAGTCTTTTTCCCATTCAGTCATTAAATCATCAAGTTTACTCATTACAATACCTCCATCACGGAGTATACATCAATTAAAACAATTTTTCAATATTATAGTAGGTAAATCTGAATGATGCGTCAGAAGTCAGAATGCTTTCTGGAGTATCTGCTGTCGAAAGAATGAAAGATGAAAGTGATGTTGGGAAAACATCGTAGAATTTAAACCTGTAATATGGTTTAAATGAAGAAGAATAAACCGTCAGTGTCGCATCCGAAAACTGAGGTTGTGGTGGATTTGCTGGTCTTGCCAGTCTAGGCAATTGTTGATAATCCGAATATGATTCCGGGAAAGTCATCGCACGAATCCAATCGTGTATTTCAATCCATGAACGCATTTCTTCATCAATAGCAAACGTGACATTAATCATGTCGTAGATTGCTTTTTCACCGGGAGAATATTTCTCAACAAAAGGTGTTGCAACTGGAATTTCACCCATTGAAATACCAGGTACTGTCACAGCTTGACAGAAATATTGTATATTCGGTACCCTGCTAAAGCTAAACTGGAACTTATTTGGGTGTAAAAAGTTCTGGTTATTGGGTGTATTTGGTAGTGCAGTATTCGCCATGATGGTATTTATGCATAAAAAAAGAGGAGCATTTCTGCTCCTCTTTTAAGTACCTCTCTTGATGGAGGCTTAGATTACATAATGTTCGAAATCTTGAACGCTCTGTAATAGTTGTTGCTTGTAGCTGTCAATGCACCAGAACCTTGTGCGGTACCTTCAGCAAATGGGTTAGCAACTAGACCGTAACGGGTCTTGAAGCCAATCTTTGGCTGGAAGGTGTTGGTGTCAACTGCACGAACCATTTGTAGAGGAACGTATGGGCAGTAGAATAGACCAGCATCATAAGC